GCCTGGGCAAGGTTTTTTCCAAGCGTTTCCAGATTTTGAAAAGGAAGCGAAAGCGGCCTCTGGCGGCATCTCCGCAAGAGATGCGAACTACGGGCGATCCGCAACTGCAGTAGAGGCCTGGATCCGCAAGTACAACAAGCCCGCGTATCGGGCTATGCAGCAAGGCCGGTGGGACGAAGCTGATCGATTACTCAACGGCACCTGGCCATCATTGCCGGGCGGAAGCCAAGCCCAAAGCGCAAAACGACAAGCCGAGGCTCGCAGGTATCTGCGTTGAACACTTGGCTCTGTGACGTCAACAGTCCAAACTGATCCCATCGCTAACTGACCGATGCCCATCCAAACCATCCGTGACCCCAAGACCGGGGAGGAGCGTCGGGTATTTGTGTCGCCGAGTGGCATGGGAGACGGGGCTGCGCCTAAGCCCAAGCCACAGCCGCAACCGGCGGGTGGTGGGTTTATGGGAACGCTGAATGATTTCAACCCCGCGAAACAGTTGACGGCCCTGGGCACCGGCGTGTCCACGTTCATGCAGACCGGGGACCTGAACAAAAGCATTGCCGCTGCGTCGAAAGAAGCTGCGCCGACGACCGAGGTCGGCAAGGCAGTTCAGCTGCCTGAGCAGGTGCGGAGACCGGTGGTGGCTGGACTGCAACGTTTCGGCGACGACGTCAGGTACGAAATGGACCGGCAAGAAAAAGCCCGGGCTAAGTACGCGCAACGGTCGACGGCCAGTCAGTTGCTGGGCGATCCATCTGGCAAGGGCTTTGGGTTAGCTGCTGACCTGCCATCCACCGGACCTGGCGCCCCCAACGCCCAGAACGTCAAGCTGCCCGGGTGGGCCAATTACGACGACTTGCGTGTCGAGCCCCAGGGCTTGGCTGAGCAAGGCCTGGCAGGGATCGTTGAGTTCTTGCCGTACTTTGTGACGGGCAACCTCTTCACCGCGCCGGCCATGGGCTTGGCCAAGGGGACCCCTGTCCTTGGCAGGGCCTTGACTGGCTTTGAAAGAGTCGCCGGCAATCTGAAGGCAACGCAGTTCGGGCCACGCCAGGCCGGGCTAGCTGGTGCCGGCGAAAAGCTCGCTGGCGCTGGCAGGAAGCTGGCTGGTGTGGCGCTTGAGGAAGCTGTCTCCGGTGCGCCGGCATCTGCCTTTGCCACGGGTTACACCACGCAGCCAGGTGAAGGGACCACCAGTGACGCCTTGATGGAGAAAGTCAAGGGCACCCCATGGGAACCCATTGTTGCCAAGGGCCTGCTGACCAACCGCAACGACACGGTTGAGCAAGCCCGACTGAAGGCTCAAATCGACGACCTGGTCTGGTCCATTCCATTGGGCGCCACCGTCGGCACTGGCTTCCGTGGCGTTGGCGCCATGAAAGAGGCAACCAAGCGGCGCCTGTCCAACTTGGTGCACAAGTCCATTCAGTTTGCCCAGGCCAAGACAGCCGCCAAGAACGCAGCTGAGAACCCACCTGCCGCTGCCGCTGCAGAGCCAGGTGTCCCAAGTGCGGGAACTTCAGCAGCAGCTGCACCAGCGCCGAAGGTGGTGTCCGGCAAGCAAGGGTTCTCGTCTGAGACGTACCAAACCATGCGTCGGACTCCCATGTGGGAGAAAACAGGCGTCGAGATCCAAGGACGGCTGGAGCCCCAGGTTGGCCAACCGGTGCCCGCTGACATGCGGATGCCGGCTGACTCGTACTACAGCCGCCTCAACTACAGCGACGTCAGGCCCGATGCTGGTCCACTGAATGCCAGCGGCAAGCGGTACGCCGAGGCCCTGTCGACCCAGGACGCAGATGTCATTTATCGGACGCAACAAAAGCTCCGGGCGTCGTTTAAGGACACAGCTGAAAGGCTTGGTATCGAGCTTGGCCCCAATGCCGGCAGTCAGTCGTGGTCCATGTGGGACATCGGCAAGCAGCTCTACATGGATGCCAATCCAACCAAGAGCAACAAGCCGTACGTGCTTGGCAACCCGCTGACCAACATCCAGGTTCAGGCCGACATCGTCGATCGGGCCCTTGGGTACGAGATGACCAAGGGGGTCGACGTCGAAGGCAAGCGTTGGAAATCTTGGCAGCTGACAGCAATCGGTCGCAAGGCCCGGGAAGACGCCGGCATCGAGCTGAACCTGGCACCGGACCCTGAGGCCCAGCGCACTGTCCCAGCACCTGCTGCACCAGCCACGCCTTTGGACGCAGCAGCGCAACTGCAGCAAGCCGAGGCCGAGTTCATTACCGCAAACCAGCGTTTGCAATCAGAGGCCGCCAAGGAGCAGGTAACTGCAGCTGAGGCTGCTGCTGTGCCCCAGGGCCAGTTGCCTGGCATGAACCCGCCGGCTTACGAGCAGGTCGCAACCATCGAGACCAGCTTGGTGGCGACGGCCCCCAAGACATTCCAATACAAGGCAGAGGGCCAGACGGCCACCGGTCGCAGTGGATCCCTCGCTGAAGAGAACGTCTACGACCCCCGGTACGGCGGTGTCATCAGCGTCTGGCGTGACACCGAAGGCGAGCTTGGAGCCCCTGGCCAGATCTATGTGGTCAACGGCCACAACCGCTTGGAGCTGGCCAACCGCTCCGGGTTCCCAGTCATCAACGTCCAGTACATCAACGCACCGACAGCAGCACAAGCCCGGATGACCGGGGCCCTGCAGAACATCAAGGACGACAAGGGCACGGCAATCGACGCTGCCAAGGTCTTCCGGGACACCGGCATGTCCGTTGAGGACCTGCGTCTCCAGAACGTGAACCTGAACGGCAAGCTGGCCAGCGAGGGTGTGGCCCTCAGCCGCCTCCCGCAATGGCTTTTCGACAAGACTGCCGTCGGTGACCTGCCCACCGCCAAGGCTGTGGCCCTGGGCTCCGCCAGCGGTGTCGACGACGCAATCATCAGCGACGTCGCCAAGCAAGCAATCGCTGGCAAGTGGTCGGCCGAGAAGATCGTCCAGGCCATGCAGGAGGCCAAGTTTGCAGGAGCGACCGCAGCTCCAGCAGGTGGCGTGTTGCCTGGGTTTGAGGAGATGTTTAAGACCACCAACGTGGTCGACTTGATCGACATCAGGACCGCTGCGTACCGGCAGCTCTCTGTCGAGATGCGGGCCCTGGCTGCTGCGTCACAGGCCAAGAACACCAGTTACCTCGAGGCCGCTGGTAACGCCATCAACGTGGAAGGCAGCCAAGCCGCACGCAAGATGGCAGCCGAGGCCGTCGCTGTGTTCAACCGGGTCACCGCTTACGAAGGTCCGGTCCGCACAATCCTGAATGAGCTTGCGGCCCAGATGCCAACCGGCAAAGGTCGGGACAAGGCAGCCACGAACTTGGTGCAGTTCAATCTCCAGCGGTTGCGGGACGCGATCTCCGAGGAGATGAATGGTCCCCGGTTGATCCAGGACGAGGCGGTCGCCAGACAGATTCAAGAACCCCCAGCAGCTGCTGCCGTCGAGGCCCCAGGCGCTGGGTACATCGATCCCCTGGAAGCCGAGAACCTGGCTGACGCCCGCTCGTACTTAGGACTTCCTGCCACCGCCAACGTGGCCCAGGTCGCACGGGTGGCCAAGCAGTCGGGCTACGACGGCATCGTGTTCACCGGAGATTTCGGTCTGCCTGGTGGCAAGAAAGAGATTGACCTGCGGGCCCTGCCGGAAGTCAAGGCCCCTGAGAACACTGGCAACCCAGCGCCCATCCAGGCCAGGCCAGTTGATGTTGCACCCGTCGTTGACAACGAAACCGTCTCCACGGCCCTTGAGCGCCAGGGCCTAGCCCAGGAAGCCGGTGACACCCAGTTGGCTGGGGAGTTGGGGGCCTGGCTCGGCCGTCGCAACGTGGCAGTCCAGCCCATGGGCAACGTGGCCGCTGCTGCCATTGAGCCACCAACCCCAGGCCTGGCCCTGCCCCGTGAACTGGCGGACCTCAAGCCCCGTTACAGCTACGGCCAGAAGAAGTTCGAGCTGGCCTTCGAGACCGACCTGGACCGCGTTGCCTTCACCTTGGCTGGTGACGCCACTGGCAAAAAGTCTGCGTCGCACCAGAAGTACCGGGATTGGCTGGAGTCCAATGGCCTGGACCCCGCCGAGGTCGCTGAGTACGGCGCCCGCGTCGTCAAGCCCAGCATCAAGGGCATGGCGGCCACCGCTGCGCCTGGCACGCTTCAGGTCCGCAACCAGGGCTTTGGTGGGGCCAGTTTCTCGGCTGAGTTGCCAAACCTGAAGGGCTGGCAAAGCGTTGAAGGCGGCACTGGCGGCACGATCGGGGAAGGGTACACAGGCGTCAACCGCATCACAGATCGTGAAGCCAGCGAGCTTGCACGCATTGCCTTCCAGATCACCGGTGTCACGGACTTCGAGATTCAGAACCGGATCGAGGTGACCTACGGCGAAAAGCAGGCCCGCGAATACGGCGACATGAGTCTTGTCGGCAAAAAGGCTGAAATTGCTGGAAGATACAAGCACGGCAAGCGCATGGCCGACGACACCATCACCGTTGCCATGTCGGCGTACGGCAGGAACCTGTCGTTCACGCGGATGCTCAGCACCACGTATCACGAGTCCATGCACAGGCTCATGCAGTGGTTCTTCACCAGCGCAGAAAACCTGGTGTTGTCGAGGTCCGGCAAGGATTTAAGGGAGATGGCGGCCCTGACTGCTGAAAGCTTTGGCCAAACCAGCAAAGCGGCCAAATACCGCGACGGCACCATCACGATGCACGAAGTCGTTCCCGATGCGTTTGCTGCGTTCATGCGGGGCATCACCTTGCCAAAGGTTGACCTGCAGGGTTTTGCAAAACTGAAGAACTACATCGACCAATCGATCAACTTCTTGCTCAGCGGCGGCAAGTACAAGACCTGGGACGACGTGTTCGAGAAAGCGGCCCTGGGCAAGTTCAAGCCCGTCAACGGCCGCGAGGGTGGTGACGTCAATGTTGAGTTCTCTGCCGACCCCCCGGATCCCGCTGAGTTCGCACGGCGCATCGACCAGAACATGGCGGCCCTGGAGTCCGGGGACCTAAGCCCTGAAGAGATTGCACGCATGGGGGCCAGCGACGTGCGTCGGCTCACCAGCAGGTCTGGCAACACCCAGTACGTGCCGGATCCGCCAGACACGCTGGTCGCCAGCAACAAGGCCTTGGCTGAGATGCTGACCAGCAGGGGCCAGGCGACCGACATCAGCGACGCAAGCATGACGGCCATCAATACGGCCGCAATGGACCAGCTGGACCGCGATGCGTGGGCAGTGGAGTCAACAACAACCCGCCTCGAGGCTACGCGTCGCGGTGACCCCAGGTCCCAAGAAGATCTGGTGGCCCTGGCCGCCAACCTGATCCACCGGGATTACCTGGCTGCGCAAAACGCCATGACTGCGATCGAGTGGCAATCAGCTGTGGACGAGGCCGACCGAGCTGCTGCCATGCAGCGCCTATGGGCCGGACTTGAAAGCCAGCACAAGCTCGACACGTCGTTGATGACGGCCAGCCGCAAGGACGGCCAACGACTGCGGGTGATGCAAATCAGGTACGACTTTGACCCGACACACCGCCAGGTGCCAACCGGAACCCCCCTGTACCACGGCAACACAGAGGTTGCGGCCCAATCGATTGTCGACAACGGCTTCCAAGCATCTGGGCCCAAGAGCAGCTTGCTGGGCAGTGGCGTCTATTTCTCGGAAACCTCTGTATCCGCAGGGGCCTACGGAGAAACGGCTGTCGCCGGCGACCTGCCAGGTGACGTGCGGATCCTGGACCTGGTGACGATGGACAAGCGCATCGCTGACCTGGTGCAAGAGTTGAACCTTGGCCCCCTCGAGCGCCGGGGCGAATCTCTCTACACAACGCCAGCACAGAACAAGGCCATCCAGGACTGGGCCGTGGGCCAGGGCTACTCCGGCATCCGGTTCAGCCCGAACTTCGAACTGGGTTCCGGGTCCGCTCCGGAGACCGTCATCTACGACGTCAACGCTGCCAACCGCGTCGTCGGATCCAAGGCAGCAGTGGAGGCCGAGATCCCGGTGACCAACGAAAGGATGGGCACCGACATCGAAAACGAGATCCTTAACCCGATCAACACGATCCTGGGCAAGATCGACCCCGACATCAGGAACGCGATCGCCGAAGGTGTCATGACCCCTGAGGCCAACGACATCACCGACGTCGTGGCACAAGCCGTGATCTCGTCGCGCTACGTCCCGGGCATGGGCGCCAAGCTCAACAGCATCGTGGGCAAAGCTGACGTCGGGCGCCTCAACCAAGAGATGTTCTTGCAGGCGTACCGAGCTGCGTTGCTCTGGTCGCCTAAGACCTGGACCAAGATGCTCGTCGGTTCTGCGTACAGGGCCGTCACGATGCCCGCCAACCAGATCTTGGGCGAACTTGCCGTAGCTGGCGCTGCTGCCCTAAAGGGCGACAACAAGGCCACTGCGGCTGCATTGCGCCAGGCTCGGATTGACTTTGCCATGTACGGCCAGTACGTGGCCAACTGGTCCAACGCTTGGCGCCTGGTCGGGGAATCATTCAGGACCGGCGAGAGCTTTGGCAACCTGGGTGCTTCGTCGATGGACATTGCGCAGCGCAACTTAAAAGGGTCCGATCGTGACCAAATGGCGCTCATGGCTGAAACCGATGAGCCGGCCAACACCTTGGATAGCCCGTGGTGGTATGACCCAGAGACCGCCAACTTCCCAGCCCATGCAGCCAAATACGCATGGACGGTGCTCAACGCATCCGGCCGAATCGCTGGGTCCCTCGACACGCTTTATTCGTCGCTCATTGGGCCCAGCGCCGAATGGGGCCGCATTATTGGCCTGGAGCTTAAGAAAGCTGAGAACCGTGGACTGATTGGCGACGAGGCCTGGGCTGAAGCCAGCAAGAAGGCAGATGACGCCATTGAGAACCAGTGGTCCGACGTGATCTTGAACGAAAGAATCATCAAGGACGGTGCGTTTACCGGAATCCATGCCGAAAACGCGATGAACTGGGTGAACTTTACGGACCCTCTCAAGATCGATTTCCAGGAGCGGACCTACGAGTACGGCATTGCCAAGGCCAAGGAAGAAGGATTGACCGACGTCGCCGAGATCAACAGGCGGGCCATGGCCTGGATGCGGGAGGAGCCAGATGGGTTTGCCAAGGCTGGCATGGGCACCGGTCAGTTCATTGGCGCGTTGCCAAGGCTTGCCAAGGACGCCATCAGTCACACCCCGGTGCTTGGGATCTTGGACGCATTCCCAACCAGCCCCGTCAACATTGCCAAATCAGCTGCACGGGCCACGGGATTCCTGAGCCCCTTTGTCGATAGTTTCTGGCGGGACATCTACAGCGAGGACCGCAACACCAGGTCCCGGGCCATGGGAGAAGTTGCCATGGGGTATCTGACCCTGACATCTGGCGTGCTGCTGGCCACCAGTGGCTGGGTTGAGTTCAGCGGGCCCGGAGCGTACGACGAAAAGACCAGGGAAAAGATGAGGCGCATGGGCGTGCAGCCGTATTCCGTGCGGGTCAAGAACCCGATGACTGGAGACACGACACGGTGGTGGGACTTGCAAGCCTTCGACTCCGTCAGCAACATCTTTGCCTTGGTTGGCACCTTTGTGCAAAAGTCTGGCAGCTTGGCCAAAGAAGACCGCGAGGCCTTGGGCAGCAACTTTGTTTTGGCCACCATGGAAATGTTCAGGGAGGTGGGCATGGCCCAAGCCACCAAGGACGCATACAAGTCCATCGGTGAGCTGTTCAACCTGGTCTCCGACTTGTCTGAGAAAGGTTTTATCCCAACTGAGGGCCAGATCGATCCGTTCAGCGCTTACGTCGAGAAGCGCTTGGCTGGGTTTATGCCGGCCATTTTCAACAACGTCCGCAAAGGCGTAGATCCGTACCAGCGGGCCATCGAAAAGTCCGAGTTGCCGATGCCCATTGCCCAGGCCCACGAGCTAGCGCAACGCTACGCCAACAAGATCCCAGGCCTGTCGCAACTGCTGCCACCAGTCCTGCACCCGCTGACTGGTGAGCCCTTGGTGGTTGAAGGGGTCTGGGGCTTGAACCACTTGCCGCAGGATCAGCCCTGGCTCCTGGGCCTCGTCAACGGCCTGAGCCCCCTAGCCTTTACCCAGACCAAGCAGGGGACCAAGGACCCTGTCGACATCGAGCTTGGTCGTTTGTCTGGCCGCGGCACCATGTTCCAGATCTGGAGCCAGAACGAGTTCAACGTCCCAAATCGCAAATTGACTCAGGTCCAGCTGAACAAGCTGGCTACCATCACCAGCGAGCTTGTGCCCCCAGGCCGCAACGGGACCCTGCACCAGGAACTCAGCGCTGCAGTGGCGCCTGGCTCCAGCTACTGGCAGCTGGACCCCCCAGAGCCCAGCAAGGCCACCACAAGCCAGAGGGCCATCCGACTCAACAAAGCGATTACTTATTACAAGCCCTTTATCAAGGAGGCGTTCTTGGCATCGGAACCAGAACTTGCGAGGATACTGGCAGAAAACAAAGCTGAGCAGGAGCGCAACGTCATTGAGGAAGTTCAATCCTCACAATCGTCCTGGTCCCCCACCCCCCGCTAACCGCTGATGGCTTACTCCTACGTCACTCCTACGGCCAACGGGGTCACAACCCAGTTCAGCGTGCCCTTTAATTACCTTCGCAAGGCACACGTCCAGTGCACCGTCGACCAGGTGCAGAAGAACATCACCTGGGTCAACGACACTTTGATTGAACTCGCGGTAGCACCGGGCTCTGGTTCCACGGTCATCGTCAAGCGAGTGACGCCACAGTCGGAGCCACTGGTCGACTTTGCCGATGGATCGACACTGGTCGCCGCTGACCTTGATGCAGCAAACCTGCAGCTCCTGTACATCTCCCAGGAGATCCAGGATTTCAACGATGGCCAGACGGTGCTTGGGCCCAACTACATGCTGCGCTGGCAAAAGACAGCGACAGCCGGGCAGACAGCGCTGACTGGTGCCGACGACACGTCGCAGACCCTGTCGTACCAAGTGGGTCTTGAACAAGTCTTCAAGAACGGGATCCTGTTAAGTCGAGGCACCCAGTACACCGCAACCGATGGCACCTTGATCACCCTGGCCACTGGAGCCACGGCTGGCGACAAGATCCAGGTGCTGGCGCAACGCCAATACTCGGTGGCGGAGTTTCCTGGGTCCAACTTGACCGATAGTTCCATCACCAGCGCCAAGCTGGCAGCAGACGCTGTCACGCTTTCAAAGATGGCGGCCAACTCCGTCAACAGCGCCAAGATCGTTGACGGGTCCATCGTCAATGCCGACGTCAATGCAAGCGCGGCGATTGCTGGAACCAAGGTCGCCCCAAACTTTGGCGATCAAAACATCCAGACCAACCAAAACTTGTTGGTGGGTGGGTCCGCAACGATCACTGGCGCCATCAGCACAACTGCCAGCATCTCCGGGGCCGGCATCTCCGGCAGTGCGTTGGCCATTACTGGCTCCGGGTCAATCGGTGAGTCCCTGGTAATTGACCAGGAACTGCGTCTCAACGACGACGACGACAGCAATTACGTCGGCTTCAAGGCACCGATAAATGTCGCCGCAAATCTGGTCTGGGCGTTGCCAGCGGCCGACGGATCCGCTAACCAGAGGCTGGCAACAGACGGCGCTGGAAACCTGTCGTGGGCCTCTGAGTCTGCCGCAGTTCCTGACCACGCTTACAATCTCGTCACGGGGATCTTCTAACCAATGGCTACCGCACCTGTTTACGCAGCTACTCCCCGCCGGGAGTGCCAAATCATCGGCACCGCAAACCCAAACCGGGACGGAACCGGCACGACGGCCACCGTGTTCACGGCTGGAGCCAATGGGAGCCGCATTGAAGCCATTGCAATCAAGGCCCTAGTAACCAACACGGCTGGAACCGTGCGGCTGTACTTGACCAATGGTGCCAGCAAGAGGCTGTGGTACGAGCAAGCCGTTGCAGCGTTGACCGTAAGCGCAACAGTGCCGTCCAACTCGTTTTACTTGAACTCATTGGCAAACAGCGACTTGCTGCCTTTGGTTCTGCCTTCCGGTTGGTTGCTGGAAGTGTCCACAGAAAAAGCCGAGAACTTTTTGATTCACGCAGATGGAGCTGACTTCTAATGAACAAAGGACTCCAGGGGCCAATTAAACGCAAGCAGGACCTGAGCATTGCCCTGCAGCTGGGCTTGCCACGGGCTTGGATACTGGCAAGTACGACTGGAATCATTTACCGGTCGTGGGGAATTAGGTCGGTTGTTAGTGGTGGAACTGGAGTTTGCTCTGTCAATACTGCATGGAAAAGGGGTGGAATTACTCAGCTGACAGCGTCAGTTACGCCCGTGACAAGTGGCGGCATGGTAACTGTTTCAGTCCCAATTTCGACATCGTTTAGCGTTACTCGCTATAGCACTACTGGAGCGGCAGTAGATAGCGACTTTTTTCTTGTAATTTACGCACAATAACCATGACACTTGTTATTGCATTTGAAACACCAGATCAACTGGTATCGCTGCTTTATCCGGCTTCTGGCGTGCCGCTTGGCGAAGCTGCTGTCGACGTTCCAGCTGACGCAACCGCAACCTGGGCCGGTGACGACACTGAGCTGCCAGTTGGATTCAGTGAGTTTCAACAAGCACTTGCAATCGGCACAAAAAATGGGCCAAGCATCGACATGGCCAAGGCCCGTGAGATCTTTAGGGACAAGATTCGCGAAACACGCGCACCTTTGTTTCAGGAGCACGACGTCAAGTTTATGTTGGCCCTGGAAAAAGGGGAGCCGACTGACATTCCGGTTTTCATGAAGCAACTGTTGCGTGACTTGCCCGGTGACAAGGCCATCGACGAAGCCAAGACCTTGGTCGAATTGGTTGCCACTTGGCCCGCTGACGTGCTCGGCTGTGAGTCTCCGTTTGCAGAGCTGAGCAATGGCTAAGCCGAAGGGCGCCATGAACAAGGTGGAGCACACACCAGGATCCCCAAAGCTCACGCGCCAGGGCCAAGGCCAACGGTCTAAAGCGGTCCCGAACCGCCGTAAAAAGACCCGTGGACAGGGCCGTTAAGCTAGCGGCGTAACAGAGCGCCCTTGTGACTCTCGACGACAAGTTATTCACCTGTCGCCGATTACGGCACTGCCGGGAAAAGTTACCGGCCATGGATATGTTGCGCGACGAAAACAGCGGCCGGCTGTTCTGTAAGTCAGGTATGTGCCCCAACGGCAAGAACCGCAGCACCACGGATCTAATCGACCTCCAAGTTGAGATCCGGAAACTGCGGAGTGACTTCAGGACCCAGTCGATTGAAAAGGAAAAGCTGCTAGTCCACGTTGAAAACCTTCAGGACCGCCTTGGCGTGGCCTTGGACATCAAGGACATCGGCGGTGTCGAACCGATCACCAGCTCTGCCTCTGGGGCCCGCAGTGAATCCGTGCCGATCCTGCTATGCACCGACTGGCACTGCGGTGCTGTGGTCAAACCAGAGACCGTCAACAACCTGAACGAGTACGACGTCGACATATTCCACGTCCGGGCCAACACGTTGTTCGTCAATGCCCTCAAGGTCGTTGAGATGCTGCGGTCGACCTGTGACGTGAACGAGATGGTCGTGTTCCTGGGTGGGGACCTGATCGACAACTGGTTGCACCCGGAGCAAATCCAGCTCCAGGAGCTCAGCCCGACCCAGCAGATCATCGAGTGCGAAAAGGCCATTATTAGGGGCCTGGATTACCTGTTGGCCAACGGCGGCTTTAACAAGATCACAATCCCGTGCTGCTACGGCAACCATGGGCGCACCACCATGAAGATGCAGGCGGACAACGCTCACGCCACCTCATACGAATGGTTGATGTATCAAAGCCTGCAACGCCATTACAGCAAAAACAACAGGGTCCAGTTTGTTGTATCTAGCGGCAATACTTTGTACATAAATGTACTTGGTCAAACTTTGCGTTTTCTGCATGGAGACGCCATCAAGTACGGGGGTGGTGTTGGAGGAATCACGGTTCCTTTGACCAAATACATTTACCGACAAGACGTCGGGATCCGTGCTGACCACACGTTTCTGGGCCACTTCCATACGCTGACCAACGGGTCCGGTTGGACCGTTAACGGGAGCTTAATTGGACCCACTGCGTACGGATTGAAGCTTGGCTTTCCACCTGAGAGACCCCAGCAAGGGATGAAAGTCATCGACAGCAAGCGGGGTTTCACGATCAGTACCCCAATCCTGACCGATTAGGTACAGTGGGCCAGCAGGTCGCTTGCAGCACATCAGAGCCATGATTGAAGTCATTGCAGCTCTGGTCGGGGCCGCTTTTACAGCAGCGATCATGGGCACCAGCACCGTAATACGCGGTAACACCAACAACCGGGAGGTGGTGACCCGCTTGACCGTGGCCGTGGAGAACGTGGCCACCAGACTCGAGGAGCTGCACGTCGACATCAAAGCTGATCGCAAGGAAACGTTTGCCCGCCTCAATTCCGTGGAGCAACGGGTGGCCACGTTGGAAGCCAGAACCCAAATTCACCACGCATGAACCAGATCGAACAGAGTCTTGAGCTTGAGCTCAGCGAAGAGCGAGTTCAACGGACGTTGCTGGAGTTGTACGAGGACGAGGATTGGTCAGGACTGCTGGCCACCGCTGAACTTTTGAACATTGCTTGGCACCACGAAGTCATGGTGACCCGGTGGTTAGCCCGGGAAGCTACAGACAACTTGACGCGGCAGTGGCAAACTGCAGCCAGCATCCTTCCGACCCATGAGTTCCTCGATCGCTGAGTACGTAGCTGTTGCAGTAGGCGTCCACGGCGCTGCTGTGGCCATTGTGAACATCACGCCCACCCCCAAGGACAATGAGACCCTGGGCAAGTACACCCGGATGGTGGTCAAGTTGTACCGGGCCATTGAAATCCTGGCCGGCGTCATCACCCCACTGGTCAAGCGGTAGCCCTGGGCTACTTCTTTTTGGCGGTTTTGGCGGCCGCTTTGAACGCAGCCGCAGTAGGGGCGCCTTTGGCTCCTGGCTTCCGCATGCTTTCGCCGGAGCCGGCCTTAATCCGGTCCCGTTTGCGCTTGATGTTGATGTAAAGCCCTTCTCTGGGGTCAGCCATCAGTAACCCTTCTTGCCGCCGCCGCCCTTGGTGCCCTTGCCGCCTTTTTTCATGGGTCTGGTGTCAGTAGTCCCACCTTATCCGAGGTTTGCCAAAACGCATCCCGATGTGGATAAAGCCCTTGGCAGCCCCGTAGCCCAGAGAATAGGGCCAAGCCTTGTCGGCCCAGTCCTGCAGGGTGTAGACCGATGTCCCGTCAATGTAAAAGTCGACGGCGCCGGTGTCTTTGGCGTTGTAAAGGTGCTCGGATTGGCTGGCACCACCCACCTGGGCATTGATCTTGGGGGGACGGTAACCGCTGGTGATGATTGCGGGTCCACCAAAGTGGTCCCTGGCCTTCTGGATGAACTGAGCCAGCACCAGGGCCGTGTCGCACTGATGCTGGGCCACAAACCGGCGGGCTTCCGACTGCTGAGCAAACTCCCCGTACGCCACGTTGGGGGTCAGCTTGTAACTGAACGGAAAACTGGGCTGAAACACGCTGACCTTGAGCGCCGGAGCGGCCCTGTACAGCTCTGCAAAGTCCTTGAGCTGCTTAGGGGTCAGAGTTTCTTGGAGCGCGTTCCAGGCCGCCAGCTGATGTGGCAGGCCCTCGTCGTGTTTAGCGGCGTCTGCGAGACGAATAGCCGACATTTGTGCTGGTGAGAGGGGTCTTGGGAAAGATTTGGACGTTGTCCACCTTCCACGGGATACGTTCCCAGACATCGCAATCGGTTGCAAGCTCCCACGCCATCTCCTCGTTCTCGGCCATGACGACGGTCTGGAAAGATCCGGGCTCCATGGTGCCGCCGTAGCCGATAAAGGCCCCTGGAAGCCGGATCACCCAGGCTCTGACGTTGGGCTTTTTACGTCCTGCGCTTGATCCAGCCCGTGGTGGCCGGGGCCGCAGCAAGATCTGTAAGGCTGCCGCCCAAAAGGTTTCGGTCAAGCGCCCCTTCAAGGTCGCCCACGTACGCCTGAAGCTCCAGGTCCCAAAGTTCTGCTTGGCGTTCCCGGATGGCTCGGTCTTCATCAATGGCCAGTGATTCGTTCCAGTATTGAACAGCACCTGCAAGGGCGTCGAGACGGTCGTCGTGAGCCAGGCAGCCACGGTCGACGGTGAGGTGGGTCAACTGGTGAAACAGTTGATACGCCAGGCGCTTTTCGACGGCCTCGTCGTCCCGGGTCTTGGCGTCGCCCTCGATGACGGACCGGCTGACAATGAGCCGGTGCTGGTTCAGGACGGGCTCCAGGGCCGCAATGATGCGGCGCTCCTTCTGCACATTGCTGCGAACCGTCTCAATGGTGCATGGATGCTGCACCTGCAGGTATGGCTTCAGAAGGCTCTCCAGCATGCCTTGACCAAACTGGTCCTCCAGGAGGATCAAGTTGACCTTCTGGCGCTTTGCAGCCGCAGCCAGGCCCTGAAGAACGGGTTCTGAGTACCCATCCCGAAATGCCCCGGACTCCAGCAAGAACAAGTTGCCGTTGAGGTGAGCCACGATGGCGTAGGCGGTCTCGTCCAGGCCGCGGCCAGAGGGGTCAATGAACATGACGCAGCCGTCAAACGGCAACCAGGTGCCGTGGATGTAGGCCGGCCGGTAGTAGTAATCGCCGTTGAAGCCCACAGCCGGCAAATCCGAGATCCGATACTCGGCGCCAGAGCTCCACACGACCTTTTCTGGGGCGTGATCCGACACCTCAAGGACCATCAGGTCCGCCAGCTTCAACGGAAACCGCTCAGCGTCGGACAGGCTGGTGTCCAGCTGGAACTGCAGGGCAAAAGCCGACCGTCCGTACGACGTCTCCCGTTCCAACAGGTCCATCTCGCTAAAACGGCCAGGGTCTGTGGGTTGACCCACCTGGTCCAAGCACCCTTCCTGGATGGTGGGGGCTAAAGCGTCGCCGTACTTGACTGGTTTTTTTGGGTACCGGGCTGGCCAGATGCGTACGTCGTAGGCCCGTTGGGCCAGCTTGTTGTAAATCGACTCCTCGGTCTGGGGCGTACCCAGAAACATGATCTCGCCACCGGGCTTGAGGATGGCGTTGAACTCACCCACAGCAGCCAGGAGCTTCTCCCGGATGCCGACGGACCACGACGTCGTCGGTGTCTCCACGTCATCAGACAGGATCAAGTCAGCCCGGGACCCGGTCAACTGGCCAAAGATCCCAACTGCTTTGACGGATGGGCTTTGGTCCGGAATGGCTGGCCTGACGTCAAACCGGTTAACGGCAGAGCGCTGCTCATCCCGGTCTGGCTCCAGACACTGGAGCATCGGCATCTCCCGGATTAACCGCATGCAGAACATGGTGAAGTCATCGGCCCGGGTCTTTGAAGCCGACACCACCATGATCTTGAGCTGTGGATTGCCACGGAGCAGCCACAGCACATAGGCCGCGGCCATCCAGGACTTACCGACGCCCCGAAACGCTTCAATGATCCTGCGCTTCGACCCATGCTGCATGTACGCAGCAATGTCGAGCTGGATCGGTGTTGGGTCCGGCAGGCTTAAATGGCGCCAGACCAGGACCAGAAAGTACCGAAAGTCCGACGACAGGGGCTCTGGCAGGCCAACCCAACCAGCACCCCTGTCGTTTGGCATTAAGCGGCGTAGGTGTCGATAACCACAAAGTTGATGGTTAACGCTTCAGCCAGCGCACCACCAGTGATGTTGCTCACCCGAAAAATTGCAGTGCTAACGCCTACGGAAAGGATGTTGAGCTGGTACGAACCGGTTGTGCCACCAACGCCGCAATTTGCAAAAACGACGTCAGTGGCGCTGATGGCGCTGTTGGTCATCGTGAAATTGACGCTGGTGGAAGACGCCAACGAAGCAGCGTGCATGGTCACCACGCCGGCCTTGGCGTTGACGACGACGGTCGTGGTCTTGCTGGTGCCTTGGGTGACGGTGCCAAAAGCGGCAGGGCCAAAACCAATGGCAGGAGCAGCCGCAATCGCGTTGTTGGCAGCAGTCGAGATGTAAAACCCAGACGGGATGTCAGCGGGATCAGGCATGGGGTATTAGGCGACCTTGCGCCGGGGCATCTGCACAATCTTATCCATATCCGGCAACGACGCCACCAGGTCTCCAAAACTGGTGCCGGCCACCGGTTGGGCTGAGATGCCGTTGTCTTTGAGGAACTGACGAAGAATGTTGAGCTCAGCAGTGCTGATGGACCCATCGTCCAACCTGGAACGCAGGTGGTACGCCAGGTCGGTGTGGAGGTTCGACAGAACCCTGAAGGCTTCGGAATCGTTAGGACGACTCATGGGGGTAAAGGCTTGCTGGGACAAGGATAGGGCCCCTTAGTGGCCAGTAGTACATATGTGTGCGTGCGTATAGAAAAAAAGGCTTGCTGTCCTAAGAGCAGGGGGGCAGCCCCCCCCTCTATGGTTAAACCATGGATGACCATGGTCTATAGCTCTCCAAAGGAGAGCGGTCAGGAGGTAAGTCAATACCGATACATGGTTAACCAAAGGAAAATATGGTTAACCATGTCTTGTTGTTAATGATGATAATGAAAAAAATACATGGCTTAACCATGGTCACCTATAGACACCTATATTTACCAGTATTGAATTATGGGAGACGTCGCTCGATGGGGGTGGGTGACGGTTGACTTTTTGGCGGAAAAATTTGAGGGGGGTTGGAATTTGGGCACAAAAATTTGAGGTGCTTACGCATATAGGCCTTGGCCGGCCTACCCCCCAGGGGGGCCTCCCGGCCGGGCCAAAGCGGGCCAGGGGGCTCTGGCCAGCCACTGGCCAACCCAGTCATACCAAGGGGTCTGGGGTCCTTGCGTATCTGCATGGATGACAGGTACGCACGGGGTGGACAGGGTGGGGAGGGGGTCGCAGGGAATGAGAACCATTCTCATGGGCACCTCTCTAAATCACACCTCGCCCCGCAAACTTGACCGGTGGCTATACTCAAGGGGCAGCACGGCCACCGCGGCCAAGATTGCAATCACC